GCTGGAAGAAAGGCTGCATTAGCTAGTGGTAAAGAACCAAAGAAAACACAAGCGTTTAATATTGTAGAGATGCGTTGGTTTGAAGACCCACGTTATAATAAAGATTTACATTGGATTAAGAAAGATAGTGATGGTGTTATTACTGAAGAATTAGAAGAAATAGAATTCATTATTGATAATTATGCTGGTAAGATTAAGCAAGGTTATAAACCTACATCTACTTGGTATGAGAATATGTGTATGACGCTTAACAATAACGCTAGAAAGATTGCTCAAGAGATTGATGTATCATTCCTTGGGTCTGGTGGTAATGTAATTAAAGATGAAGATATTGTTTATCAAGAAGAAAATAATGTACAAGACCCTAAATGGGTTTCTGGTGTAGAGGAAGAATATTGGATATGGGAAGAACCAATCCCAGAACATAAATATATTATGGGTGTTGATGTATCAAGAGGTGATGGTGAAGATTCATCAACGATTGTAATCATTGATTTTACAACAATGACACAAGTTATGGAGTATCAAGGTAAGGTACAACCAGATTTACTTGGAGAAATAGTATATGAATATGGTAATCTTTATAACGCTTATACTGTGGTTGATATTACTGGTGGTATGGGTGTTTCTACAGTACTTAAATTAATCGAATTAGATTACAAATTATTACATTATGATGAACCAAGAGGTAAAATTCTTAATAGTAAGAAAGGACAATTAGAACATCACGCACAAGATAGTAAAATACCTGGATTTAACGCTAACGGTGTTAGATTACCAATGATTGCTCATTTAGAATATATGATTAGAACTGATGGTATTAAGATTAGGTCTGTAAGAACTACATCTGAAATGAAAACATTTATCTATAAGAATGGTAGACCAGACCATCAAGAAGGTTATCATGATGATTTACTTATGGCGTTTGCAATGCCATTGTGGACACTTGAACATTCTTTTAAAAATTTAGAGAAAAAAGAGAAACAAACTAAAGCTATGCTTTCAGCATGGAAAGTTGGGGGTAGCCCCCAAAAAAATAACGACCATAGCGGTAGTGGATTTGTATCTCAAAAAAATAGAGGTAAAAAAGCTAACGCAAAACCTAAATTTAAACCAGAAGTGTCTAAAAACATGCAAGACCCTAAAGGTGATTATTTATGGTTATTTAGCGGAACAAAATAATTATGGGAATAGATAAGAAGTGCTTTGTAAGGAAAAATGGGTTACAAAAGGGTGGTAAATTATATAAGTGGTGCCCTGGTAGTCAAGATAAAAAAGCTATTAGTAATACTAGGGGTGGTAAACCTTATTTCTGTACGACACCATTGGGGTCTCAAGGAAACGATTTTATCTCAACATATAGTTATGTGATTGTAATTGTTACTGGTGGACAAGTTGAGAGACATGCTTATGTACAATGTGATTATGTAAAGTAAGTATTTAATTTTATTAAAAATTCGTTATAATTATAAAAAAAAAGAAAAAATGGCTAACAAAAGAAAGTTAACAATATATCAAAGATTAAACAATATCTTTGGACCAGATGGTGTAAACGCACCAAAGTCTCAGACTAATAGATATTCTATTGGTAATGATACATTATTAAAAACTCAAGATAAAGGTGAGTTTGAGCAAGCGAAATTACAAGCACAACAAAACAAATATCTTGGTGGACAATGGAGAAAGGTTGATAATGAGCTTTTCCAAAAAGCTGTTCATTATGAAACAACTCGTATTGGTTCATATAGTGATTTTGAAGCTATGGAAGGTTATCCAGAGATTTCAGCCGCTTTAGATATTATGATGGAAGAATCTACTACTATCAATGATAAGGGTAGAATACTAAACGTTTATTCAGATTCTAAACGAGTTAAGACGATTCTAGAAGATTTATTCTTTAATAGACTTGATATACACACATCACTTCCAATGTGGACTAGAAACACATGTAAGTACGGTGATAACTTCTTATTCCTAAACATTGATGATAGAGCTGGTGTTATTGGTGGGAGACAAATGCCTAATTTTGAGATTGAGAGAAGAGAGGGTGATTTATATTCTAGAATGATGAATGGAGCTGGTAGTGCTCCTTCAGATGAAACTGATGACCCAAAGGTTAAGTTTATTTGGAGAGGTAGAGATGTAGAGTTTAATTCATGGCAAATAGCTCATTTCCGTTTATTAGGTGATGATAGAAGACTTCCTTACGGAACATCTGTATTAGAGAAAGCTAGAAGAATATGGAAGCAACTAATACTTTCTGAAGATGCTATGCTTGTTTATAGGGTTACCAGAGCTCCAGAGAGAAGAGTGTATAAGATTTACGTTGGTAATATCGATGATGAAGATGTACCAGCATACGTAGATGATATCGCTAACAGATTTAAACGTACACCTATTGTTGACCCACAAACAGGTCAAATAGATTTACAATACAATCAATTAGCTAATGACCAGGATTTCTTCATTCCAGTAAGAAATGAAGATGCTCCTAACCCAATTGATACACTTCCAGGTGCCTCAAATTTAGACCAAATTGCAGATATTGAATACTTACAAAAGAAACTATTCACAGCGTTAAGAGTTCCTAAGTCTTTCTTAGGTTTTGAAGATGCTATGGGTGATGGTAAAAACTTAGCTTTACAAGATATTAGATTCACTAGAACTATTAATAGAATACAACAAGCTATGATAATGGAATTAAACAAGGTTGCTATCTTGCATTTATTCCTATTAGGGTTAGAAGATGAATTAGATAATTTCACACTTACACTTAATAACCCATCAACACAAGCGGAGATGCTTAAGGTTGAACATTTACAAGCTAAGGTTACTCTTTATAAAGATGCTGTTACTGACGCTGGTAACGGATTTGGCGTTATGTCAATGACTAGAGCTAGAAGAGAAATTATGGGTTGGTCTGATGATGAAATCAAACAAGATTTACTTGAACAAAGAATGGAGAAAGCTGCTGCTGCTGAAATGGAGCAAACATCTGCGGTTATTAAACATACTGGAACATTTGATGAGGTTGATAGAATCTATGGTGATATTAATGTTGCTAAAGATGGTGCACCATCTGAAGGTGAGGGTGAAGGTGGTGATGAAGAAGGTGGTTTCGGTGGAGGCGGTGGCGGCTTCGGTGGTGGAGGTGGTGGCCTTGACTTCGGTGAAGGTGGTGATGAAGAAGGTGATGAAGAAGGTGGCTTCGGTGAAGATGCTGGTGGCGAAGATGCTGGTGGTGATTTTGGTGAGGAACCAGCTGATGCAGCTGCTACTGAGGAATCAATAAAGAGAGCTGAGAAACTTATAACTGAAGGTAAAAGTAAGATTAATAAAACAGTTTCTAAATACCAAGAAAACTATTTCAATAAATTGGTTAGTTCTATTAAGCCAGATGAAAAAGGGGTGATGAATGAAAGAGTTAAGATAACGGATAAAAACATGAAGATTAATGAAACCATTAATGATATGATTAAAGGTATTGATAAATTGATTGATGAATAAGGTTTTTAACTATATAAAAGATATTTATAAATATAAAAAGATTTAATATGAAAAATTTCGGTAAAATTAAAAATATATTCAACACATTGTTATCTGAATCGATGGCGAGTAAAAATGTTGAAAAGAGAAAACTATTTAAGAAGTATATTAAAATGCTTAGTGAAAATGAGATTCTTAAGACACAATTTAACGTGTACAATTCTATAGAGGATATGTTTGAAGAGAATCAGTTTAATGCTAGTACAAAAATAAAGATGACTATTGATTTATTAGAGTCGTATGATAGAAAAGATATTATTGCTGCTAATACTAAATTAAGTGATTTAGTGAAGGGTAGAAATTTAGATAGTCCTTACACGAATAATAAATTACATGAGAGTATAAGCAATATGATTTTCGAAAAGGATATTAACAAATTTGTTGATTCTTTAAACGAAGCTGTTGAATATGCTAAGGGTAATTCACCTAGACAAGTTAATGAATCAGTAGGTCTTCCAAATAAAATATTTGCCCCACTATTAGTTGACAGATATAATGAGAGATATTCTGGCTTAGATGAGTCTGAGAAAACACTTATCAAAACTATCTTAGAATCTGATGAAGAAGGTAAAGCAGAACTATTTAAAACAGTTGTTGCTGAATGTTTAGAATTAGTGAATGAAAGACTTAAAGATGCTGAGGTAAACTTAAAGGAAGGTTTATTAGCTGTTAAGGAAAATCTATTAACTAGAGAATATATACAAGAGAGTTTTGATAAAGATATATTTAAAATTCTAGAATTAAAAGAGGATTTAAAATAATATGAATAACTTAAACAAACTTAAGGTACTTGTTGAGGAACTTACTATTAAAGATAGTGAGATTTTCGAGGCTAAGGAGTTGCTAGAAATTATCTTAGAAACTGCCACTGATGGTTATTGGGATTGGAATATAGTTACGGGGTATGAATATATGAGTCTAACTTTTAAAGCTCAATTAGGTTATACAGAAGATGAAATGGAGAATAAGCCAGAGTCTTGGCAAGCTATTATTTATAAAGAAGATTTAAATGTTATGTTTGCTGAAGTAGATAAACACTTTAAAAGTAAAGGCGAGTATCAATTTTCAGTTAAAAGTAGATATACCCATAAGGATGGAAGTGAAGTGAAGATACTTTGTAGAGGTAAGGTTATAGAATGGGGCGATAACGGAGAACCATTAAGAATGGTTGGTACTCATATAGATTTAACAAACTTATAAACATGGATAAAAGTAAACAAGGTGTACCACAAAATGGGTGGAATGAATATTCTAAATTAGTTTTAGCTGAGTTAGAGAGATTGAATGATAATGATGAAAAGATTCAAGAAACTCTTAATGAAATAAATCTAAAGTTAGGTAGGGTGGAATCAATTGAAAAGGACTTAGAAGTAATAGTTAAATGGAAGCGTTATATGGATGACGTTGCAAGTCCTAACACATTAAAAGAAATGAAAAAGGATGTAGTATCATTTAATACATTTAAAACAATTGCCACAACCGTATGGGCTGTTGTCCAAATTGGGTTTGGAGTTTTTATTGCATTAATAAAGGGATAATAAACATAAAGATATAGTATCTTATATATTTGACTTTATCATTATAATTCTTTATATTTAATAAAAAAAGATTATGATAGTAACGAAGAAAGGAAAACAATTAATGGTAAAGAATTTTACAAATTATAATATAGTAAGTGGGACAGTTGACAATAAGAATCCGAAGGCTTTATATGTGAGTATATCAGCTTGGGCTGACCCCTTAAATAAGGAACAAACTAATTACGAGAATGTAATAAGTCACCTAACTAAAAGAATAAAATCTGAACTACATAAGAATCTAGATTCTAATTTATTTAAAGTTGATAGGAGTATTGTAGATTTCGACATGAGAGAGTCTGGTATTTCATTTGGTAAACGAAGTTATATGAATTGTGAAATCACATTTTATCAGAAACAGAACTTTAAATTACAAGAAAAAAGTATAGAGAAGGGATTAGATAATATCTTACAAGATATAGTAACTAATGTGTTAGATAATACAATTTACTTTAATTTTTATAAAGGTAAAAATTAATTAATTAAACCCAGAACATTGTTTCTGGGTTTTTTTATACTATCCGACATATTTATAGTTAAACAAATAATATGTCAGACGTAAAAATATTAAAACCAGGTCAAAGCGGATTTGGGGTTCTCATAGAAAATGATGCTGGTTATATATCTCCGAGTGATGAGAGAAATAAACCTTTTGTTAATGAGATTAAAAAAATTAATAGTGGCTCACAAATCATCACAGACCCTTTAGTACTTTATGTAGTATTACAGAAATGGGGAATACAAAATAGAAATGGAAGAATCTACCCTAAAGAGATTCTAGAAAGAGAAAACAACAACTACCAACAACTTATTAAAGAAAGACGTGCAATTGGTGAATTAGACCACCCAGAGTCTTCTATCATATCTGGCGATAGAATATCACATAATATTATAGAAACATGGTGGGAGAATAAAACGCTCATGGGTAAGATGGAAATTCTTATGTCACCAGGATATGTTAATCAAGGAATCATTTCTTGTAAGGGAGATGAGGTTGCTAACCTAATTAGAAATAATATTATGATTGGTGTTTCCTCAAGAGGTGTTGGTTCACTTAGAGAAATAAATGGACAAAATATAGTTCAAGAAGATTTTGAATTAATATGTTGGGATGTTGTAACCTCACCTAGTACACCAGGTTCATGGATGTTCAAAGACCATCAAGAAGCTAAACCATTTACAGAATCAACAGAAGAAAAGAAAGATTTACTTATTGATAAAATAAATAAATTTTTATTATAATAAAAAAAAATAACTAAAAAATGTCTTTTTGAATAAATTAGATATATTTATTAACAAGTGGGTAATAATATTACTCCAACTATAAAAATAAAAAATCAAATAAATAAAAAAATGGCTGATAAAAAGAAATCAATTTTAGAAGAAGCACTATTGGATGCTAAAAGAATTCAACAGGCTTTAAATGCCAACTCGCAAGAAATACTTCGTTCGGTAACGAAAGAAGAAATTGACAATTTAGTGAAAGAATCTTTACAAGAAGATTATACAGAAGAGGATGTTGAGGCAGACGAAGAAGGTTTAGATACAGATGTACTTGATACAGATGTAGACGTTGACGCAGACGTAGACGTAGATGCAGCTCCAGTAGGAGATGTTGATATTGATGCAGATGATGAGTTAGACGAACCGACTGGAGATATCGAAGACTTAAGTATAGGTGATGACCTTGAAGGTGATTACGACTCAAGCATGGATGCACTAGCATCGGATGATGAAGTTGAGATGGATATGACGATGGCATCTGATGAGGACGTTATTTCAGTTTACAAAAAGTTAACTGGTGATGATGAAATCGAAGTAGTAGTTGATGACGAAGCGGGTGAGGTGAAACTTACTGTTAATGAACCAGGAGAATTTGTAATTAAGACTGGTAAAGTTAGTGGTGGAGTAGAAGCTGACGTAGATTTAGACCTAGATGATATGGGTGGAGATATGGATGATGATATGGATGCAGATGATGTAGATGTAGATTCAGAAATTGATGCAATCGATTCATTAGGAATGGATGACGTAGATATAGATACAGATGATGCAGCTCCAATGGGAGATGTTGATGTTGATGCAGAAGCTGGCGAAGTAGAAGACGAAGAGAATGATGAAGTTCTATATGAAATAGCTTTAGATGAGGACACAAAAATCGGAAATACCGCTAATGGTAAAGTAAGAACTGCAACAAGTGACGTTACGTCAATGAGTGGAACTTTAGCTACTGGTGATATTGAAGGTCAAAAAGCTCCAGGAACTGAAGGTGCTGATGATTTTGGCGGTGACGCTAATGACAACGGTGGTTTCCCAGAAAACACGAAGCATGCAAATGGTGAAGGTAAGATGGTAATGGCTGAAGATGATGTTGATGAATCTGATGATGAAGAAGTATCTGAAAGAATTACGATTGGTAACAAACGTGATGAAGCTGCAAGAGCAAATATTGGGCAACCAAAAGGAGCTGGAGCAAAGTTAGAAGAAACTAAAGCGAAATATAATAATCTATTAACTGAAGCTAGAGAGCTACAAGCGAAAAACGGTGAATATAAAGCCGCACTTAAGCAATTTAGAACAATGTTAGCAGAAACTGTAGTTTTTAATGCTAATTTAACATACGTAACTAAGTTATTTATGGAGCATTCAACTTCTAAAGATGAAAAGAAAGTAATCTTTGAAAGATTTGATAACGAAGTGGCAACACTTAAAGAATCAAAGAAACTATATAAAACGATTGCAAGTGAAATGGCGAATAGAAAACCAATGAACGAATCAATTGGAAATAAAATGACAAAAGAAGTAACATCTAGTTCATCTAAACAATTAAACGAAAGTACTGTTTATATTGACAAAGAAACTTCAAGAATCATGGACTTAATGAAAAGAGTCGAAAATAAATAAAAATAAAAATAAAATAAAAACAATTAAAAATTAAAATTATGTCACATTTATTAAATTCGGGACAAGTAGGTAACATTGGTTTAAACCACATGAAAGCTATCAGAACCCAAACACAAGCAAAATGGGATTCTTTAGGCTTCTTAGAAGGTCTTAAAGGTCACGTTAAAGAGAACGTTGCTCAATTATTTGAGAACCAAGCGTCTTCTTTATTAACTGAAAGTACAGATGCTACGTCTTCTGGTTCTTTCGAAACTGTAGTATTCCCTATCGTAAGAAGAGTATTCAGTAAATTATTAGCTAACGATATCGTATCGGTACAAGCTATGAACATGCCAATCGGTAAATTATTCTTCTTCGTACCTCAAACTTCTAATAGAGTTGATGGTTCTGGAGCTGCTGGTGACCCGTATGTTAATGGTGCTACTTTCTCTGCTCATACTAGTATGGCTGCTGATGGTTTACCAAATTGCGTTGACGTTGCTGGAAACTGTGCTTCAACTGCATTTAAAGCTAAATCATTATATGATTTATATTACAATGATGGATTATTCGATAATTCTAAAGGTACTGTAACTATCTTCACTAACCCAACTCTTGAGTTAGAGATATTAGGAGCTGACGGTGTATTTACATCTGCTGCAACTATGAGTTTACAACCAACTGCTACTGATGGTTCTCAAAGAAGCTCAATCATTAAGATTAGTGGTTTTGATTCTACTGCTAGAAGTAAAGGTAGATTAACTGGACCAGATGGTAATGAAATGGATACTGAGTCTTTCTTAGCGTCTTTAAAAGTTACTACTGCAATTGCTTTAGTTGACCAAGATGCTGCTGTAATAGCTGCTGCTGCTGCTGAAATACCATTTAGACTTGTAACTCAAAAATACGGAAAAGGTATTGTAGAGTATGATGATATTTGTGATGCTGCTGGTGACTTATATATCGATTTAGATTTAACTCACCCAGTTGATGCTACTGGTACTGCAACATACGATGGTTACATCGGTATGGATGGAGCTGCTGTTACGCAATCTGCTTTAACTGTTGCTAACTTTAGTGTTTCTTGGACACAATATGCTTCATTAGAGCTTGAGACTGAAATGGGAGAAGTATCTTTCAAATTAGACGAAGTTGTTGTTGCTGTTGAAGAAAGAAAACTTAGAGCTACATGGTCTCCAGAATTAGCTCAAGATGTTAGTGCATTCCACAACATTGATGCTGAAGCTGAGTTAACTGCAATGCTTTCTGAGCAAGTTGCTGCTGAAATCGATAGAGAAATCTTAAGAGATATCAGAAAAGCTGCTGCTTGGCAATTAAGATGGGATTATAATGGATGGAGAAAGTCTTCTTCAGCTGCTAATCCTTATACACAAAAAGATTGGAACCAAACTTTAATCACGAAAGTGAATCAAGTTTCTGCTCAAATCCACAAAAGTACACTAAGAGGTGGTGCAAACTTCATCGTAGTTTCTTCTGAGATTTCAGCTGTTATGGATGACTTAGAATACTTCCACGTATCTGATGCTTCTCCAGAGCAAGACCAATACAACATGGGAATTGAAAGAGTTGGTTCTCTTTCTGGAAGATACCAAGTTTACAGAGACCCTTACGCTCCATCATACTCAATGATAATCGGGCACAAAGGTAAGTCTTTATTAGACACTGGTTACATCTACGCTCCGTATGTACCAATGCAATTAACGCCTACAATGTACAATCCATTTAACTTCGCACCAGTGAAGGGGATTATGACAAGATATGCGAAGAAAGTTGTTAACAACAGATTCTACGGTCACGTAAGAGTTGATGGTGTTCCAACATTCAACATTGCAGAACTTAGATAATATAACATCTATATAATATTAAAAGCCTTAGCATTTGCTAGGGCTTTTTTTATGTCTAAACTTTCCTATCTGGCATACCGTACTTCTCACCAGCTTGTACTATAAGACCAGCAATCTTTCTAAGATATTCCATAGCTTCTTGGTGTGGTATAGAATTAGAATACCATGCTTTTCCAGCTTTATTTAAGTTAATTTGTATTGCTGTAATGGTATCACCAACATGTAGGTCTTCTATCATATCTGGTCTATCCTCTCTAGCTGTCATATCAATCTGAAAATCTCTTTCAGTATCAATAGCTTTATAAACTTCTTTTCTTTCCATACCACAAATATACAATAAAAAAACGGGAAATGCAAATGCAAATCCCGTTTAATTGACTTTAACTCGTGTATTTTTTTTATTTATTTAAGCTCTTTCACCACATGATGGGCAAAACTTAAAACTTGATTTGTTTTTACTACCACAATTGGTACAATATGCTTTAACTTGCGTATCTTCTACTGTATTAACCTTTTGTGATAAAGGTAACATTTTATATTCCACTGTATGGAAAGGAATAGTTAACCAGTTCATATTAACCGTAGTCATTTGTTGACTAGAGTGGGAACCAGCTTCAACTCTACCAGTCTCAATAGACTTACTTACTCTTCTTCTAAGACTTTTAAGTTTCTTAATTGGGTTTACAGCCGCACTTCTTTTTAACTCAGTAGGGGCAAAGTCCATAAAGTTTAAATTCATAGCGTCTAATGTAGCTTCAGCACCAACAGAACCTACTGCTGTAGCTGTAGCTGTAGCTACAATACCAAGACTATTACCATTAGTAGTTGATAGATTAGTCGTACCATGTGTAAGGTTTATATTACCACTTACTGGTTGATTATAATTAACATTAGTTGTTTTAAGATTATCACCTACATAATTAGGGATACTATCAGTACCATACTGACGTGAATTAGGTCCACCAAGTGTTGTTATATTACCACCGAAATTACCATCACAAAAGATATTAAATTCATTTGGATTCCATACTGGTACTGGGACTGGAGGTGCTACATACTCTGCGTAGAACTCTACTTTGAAGTCACCATTGTCTTTAATGGCTTCTTTAACTTCATTAGTGTTAGCTACTTCGTAAGTATCGAACTTGAATTTTCTAGCTACATCAATATATCTATCTAGGAAAGCACGTTCACCTGGTCTTAATACAAGACCACCTTGAGCGATTGGTTTACCGTTAAGTGATATTTTAGCTAGGATGTTATTTGTTGTTGGATTGAATAGTTCAATCTGGAATTCTTGCCCTTTATTTAAATAGTAAGTTGGGACTTCGGAGTTCTTACCATACACTTTCATTCTACTTTTGTTGATGGCTAAGTTAGCCGTGGGTGTAGGAACCCCATTTAAAGTTTGTTTCATTTAATTAACTTTTTTAATTTATTATTATTATTAATCGTACCAATCTTTTCACTTCCTAAAAAGTTCTAAAGTCAAATGAATGACTCAAGACTAATACTACACGAGTTAACGTTTTACCAATATACTAAAAAGCCCAAGATAGTCAAGGGCTTTTTAGTATTTTTTATTTATTTATTTCTTACAACAGTCGCAAGTGCATGATTCTCCGC